ACCTTCGCAACCGGCTTCGCCTGCGGAGCCTGCGCCGCGTGCGCCTTCGCGTAGGCAGTCTTCGCCGCGTCGTCCACCGGGATGAGGTGCTTCGGAGGCTTCTTGTCGTCGGGCAGGACAACCTCGTCGCCGGGGCGATAGAGGCGCTTCTCCGCGTAGAACGACCCTGCTCCGGCAGCGTACTTCGCCATCTCGTCTTCTCCTTGAAGGGGACCACCCCGCCCCCGTGCTTGTCACGAGAGCGGGGCAGTCTGGGCGGACTACAGCGTGATGTTGTCGATCATCAGTTCACAGGCGAACGCGCCCCCGGAGAGGGCGCCAGCACCATCATCCGTCTCGTTGAGGATCGCCCCGACGAGATACCGCTGCGTGAACGCGGCAGCGGAGATCGGGACCTTGTAGCGGACGCCAGCGGTGGTGCCAGCGCCGACCGTGATGAGCGGGGTGCCGACCTTCGCGGCGAACCCGGTGCCGTCAGCCGCCGTCGCGTCCCCGATGAGGAACTGGACGGTGGTGGCGGCGTCGGCGCTCGTGATGGTCGTGGTCACGGTGAACAGCGCGTACACGGCGTGGCCCTGCGACGGGTCGATCTCGAGCGCGTTGAGGCCCTGGATGGGCTTGCGGGGATCGGTCGCGGTGGCCGCGCCCCACAGGTCGATCGCGTTCGTGGTGTACGTCAGTCCGGCGTCATCGATCACGCCGACCGCGACTGCGGTGGCGAGCTGGAGTTCCTTGTCGAGCATCATGGCTTTGTCTCCTGAGAGTGGTTGGATGGGATCACGTCACCGATCAGGTGACATCGGCCTCGGTGTCGATGAGCGCGTCGGCGGTGCGGATCGGGGCACCCATGAACGTCACGATCTCCTTGCCCTCGATGTTCGTGAGGGAGAGCGTCGAACCCGTGGTGGCGTACCGAGCCTGCCGGTGGAGCAGCGAGCGAACGGTGCGGTTCGCGTAGATGCAGAGTTTGCCGGCGGACGGGTTGTCGAGCTTGTAGAACGTCTCGATCATCTTCGGGAGCAGCGTGTCCGCGACGGCGGACTCGGCGGTGTCCACGTTGGCGAGGCGCGCGACGTTGCGCCAGTTGCGGACGCAGACGCCGAACTTCCACGAGTAGTCGGTGACGTACGCGCGGAACTTGTTGGTGCCGCCCGAATCGGTGACGTACTGCTCACCCATGTCGTGCGACTCGATGCCCGCCATGGAACCCTTCGGGTAGACCAGGAAGGCGCCGTCCTCGCCCCAGACGACGAACCAGATCGACGTGTTCGTGTCGTCGTTGTTGGGGGCCTCGAAGTCCACGATCTGCCCAGACTGATCGAGTCCGGTGAGCGCGTCGAACCGGGGCGAGAGGCCCTGGATCTCGTTCGGCGTGCTGCCCTCCGTCGAGGCGTAGAAGATCGACGCCTCGGCCTCGTTCGCCATCGCGGCGAGGTGCGCCCGGTCCTCGGAGGCGCGGAACGCCGCCTCGTTGCCGTTCAACTTCGCCAGATCGCAGTCCACCTCGGACCGCGACGCCAGCATGCCGATCGACTCCGTGAACTGCGAGGTGCGGCTCTTCGAGGCGGCGATGCCCTCGTTGAACCGGCGCCACGAGGTGCTGGGCAGACCCGTGCGGGACGTGAAGCGATGCCCCGTGGGCAGGTTGCCCTCCATCGCCACCGCGTCCGCGATGACGGGATTCCGCTGCGCGAGAAGCTCGACGATGTTGGCGACCGAACCGTTGGGGTCGAGTCGCTTCGCCTGATCGAGCAGGGTCGGGAACGTGTATCCGATTGCGGCCATGGACTACTCCTTCTTGAACATCGATGGGTACAGCGAGCGGAGGACCGATTCCTCGCTCTGGATGTTGCCGTTGCCGAGCACGGTCGTTCCGGCGATCTTGTCTTCCGCCAGCGTCCGACCGATCCGCGAGAAGAGACGCGCGACTTCCGGGTGTGAGTTGAGCCCCGTGTCCTGAAGCAGTTGGCGAAGTTCGGGGGTGCCGTACTTGGAGAGCGCGCGGTTCGCGACCGCCACCGTCTCCGAGAACTTCGCCCCGCCCATCTCCTCGTCCTTCTTGACCGTGGCAACCCACTCCGTCTTGCGCTGCTCCCACGCGACCCGTGCCGCTTCCTGCGCCTTGGTCTGCGACGCCACGAAGGCGTCCACGAGGCTCTGAGCACCTTCGCTCTTGAGCCCCGACTTCTTCAGCGCGTCCATCAGCACGGGGTCTGCTTCGACGCCCTCCGGCAGCTTCACCTCGATGTCCGCCACGGGCGCCGTCTCGGCTTTCGCCTGGTCACCCGGAGTCGCATCCGGCTTCGCTTCGCCTTCCTGCGCCAGAATCGCCCCGTCTGCGGCAGCCTTCACCGCAGCGGGAGCGACCGCTGCCTCCGCAACTACCGGAGCAGTCTTGTCGGCCACGGGCGCCGGAGTCGCAGGCGTCTCCACCGCAGCCAGAATCCCGTCACTCATTGTCTTCCTCCGAGGCTTCCGCCTCTGCGTGCTTGGTCATCACGGCGTCCTCGCGAGCGGCGGCGTCGGACTCGACCACCAGCCTCGCGTACGCGCCGGGTGCGACGTGCTCAAGCGCCGTCACGAGTTCCACGCCGATGGAGCGCCGACCTTCCGCCCACGCCGTGCGATGCGCGTCCGAGTGGAAGGCGTTGGACGTGAGCGCCGTGACGTTGGACGAGAGGAGCCACCGCAGCACGACGCGCCCTTCCGCGTGCTCCATGACCGCGCGCAAGGCGTTCTCCACCGAACGCTTCTTGTCCTTCTCGCGGACACGCAGGGTGCTCTGCGCCCGCTCGCTGCCGAGGATGCCGCTCATGCGACACCTGCCGGGGCGGGAGCACCGTTCGCCTCAAGCAGTCGGTTCATCACGTTGTCGTCCGTGAGCGGCGCCTGCGCGAGATTCCGCGCGCCCTCCGACGCCTTCATCATCGCCTCGCCCTGCGCCTGCGCCTGTGCGGCGGCGGCACGCTGCGCCCGAACGGCGGCGACCGTCTCGTCGTCCACCAGCATGTTCGCCGGCACGCCGAGCGCGACACCGTACGCGCCAACCGCCTTGTCGAAGTCCACCTTGTCCACGACGCCCTGATCGATCTGCGCGACCGTGCCCGTGAACTGGACGAACCGCTCGATGGCGGTGACGCCGAGCAACTTCTGCGCCTGAGCCACGATCGAGATGTACTCGACCTTGAGGTCAGCGCCCTGAAGGTCGTCCGGAGGCGGCGGCAGCAGACCGGAGCGCATGAGGATGCCAAACGTGCGGTCCACGAGTGGGTCGAGCAGTTCGTCCTGAAGGCGCTCCAGCACCGGACCGAGTTGCAGCATCTTCTCTTCGTGCCGCTCCGCAACCTCTCGCGCCGTGATGTTGCTGCGGTCGCTGTCGAGGATGGAGAGCCACAGGTCCGCGTAGAACGCCGACTTGATGCGCCCCTCGTGCTCCTGCACGTACTGGAGCGTCGCCGGGAGCGCCTGCGGGTTCACGAGGTAGGCGGGCTCGAGTCGCGCGCCGGCCGCAGCTCCGTCGATGTACGTCATGTCGCCCGGCAGCAGCGACACCTTCTGGTTGCGGAGCGACGCCGGACCCACCATCGGCGGGTTCGCGATCTTGTCCACCAACTGCGCCTTGCGCCGCTCGAGCAACTGGAGCGCCTTGCAGTCACCGAGCGCGTCCATGCCCGGTCCGTAGCCGTACACGTCCTCGCCCGTTGCCTCCCAGCGCGGGCAGAGCGTCGGCATCTCCTCGTAGCCGCCTTCGCGCAGGAACCCCACGTTGTCCCCGCCGCCGACCTCGAACCAGCAGGCGCGGAATGGCATGGAGGTCGGACCCGCCATGTCCAACTTCACGTCGCGGTTCGGAGAGACGGCGTGCATCACCTCGATCCAGGTGTCGAGCTCGCCGCGCTTGTGCATGTCCCGAACCTGCGGGGAGCACGCCTCGACGCCGAACTTCTCGACCAACTGCGCCACGGTCATGGAGAGTTCGCGGTAGATCGTGTCGATGGCGCCGCGCGCCGAGTTCGCCACCGCGTACTGACCGACCGGGTAGACGTACGCGCGAAGACCGTCCTCGAGGTCCTCGTCGATGTGCATCGCCGCGATGCCGTACACCGGCAGGTCCGTGTAGACGAGGTGGAGCGCGTTGTAGATGTTGCTCTTGGCGAACGCCAACCGCATCAGGTCTTCCACCTGATTCAGCCACTCGCGCACTTCCGACGAGTCACCGAGCGTCGGGTCGGGCGTCGTCAGACGGAACCACGGGCGCGCAGGCGACGTGATGCCCGCCATCATCCCGCTCGCCAGCACCCGGTTCGCGAAGCGCGGCGTGGAGTTGATGATCTTGTCGTTGCGCGACGACTTGTTCCGGTCCGTGTTCAGGAACCGCGTGCGCCGAGGACTGATCTGGTCTGACAGCTCACGCCAATGGGTCAACCAAGTTGACCTTTCGTTCTTCAGCGTGTTCCACCGTCGAAGGTAGTCCTTGCGCGTCAGGTTCCCCATCACGCACCACCCGGAGGCTTCGGCTTCGGGGTGTACTGAT